CTTCCAGTCGGTAGAACGCATTGTTGATCTCAATCTGATTTAATTCATCTGGCTTTTTGTTATAAACAAGCCTTGAAAAATCATCAATGGCAATCTTCTTATCAGAAAGTACTTTCCCCAATTCAGAAACTGTAACTACTTTTTGAGAGGTTGTTCCACTTTGCTTTGGCTTATTTTGTGTTTTATGGAGAGCCGGATTGTTTTTTACTGAATTGCCCATCTCATTACCACTATGATTAGTAGCCATCTCCGCATCATCATCTTCCAGTGATACCCCCACCATGGCGGCCAGTGCGTAACGTCTGCCATATGTAATTGCTGATCCGATAGATTGAGCATCTCCTTTACCTGTTGGCATAAATATAGTGCTTTGGATATATTCTCCTGTTTTGTGGATTAGAACCGTTGTAATAGAAACACGTCCGTTTTCAATCTTTCCCGGCATCTGCATAACTGACAATCCATTATTTGAAAGCGGTTCTCTTACCACATCCCATATTGCTGATAAATCGGCATAGTTCCGTTTGGTAAAAGGGTTGTAGCTGCTCTTCTTCGCAGGCTGCATTTTCCCCTGTGATACAGCTAATGCTGTTGCCAATTCTCCGATTGTTTCCGACCTTTCATAAGTCTCTGAAATTTCCATTTCTTCCATAATTACCTCCCTGTGCTCCCAATACCCCCGACTCTATCTCCAGAGGCATCATCGCCATCGGCAATCAGATAATTCATGAAAACTCCCTGTGCCATTTTTTCACACTTGAAAATGTATTGTTTTTCTTCTCCGATATTGGTGAAGCACATCATGATGTGCCCATCATTTTTAGGATTATTGAAATAATCAGCATCTATAACGCCTACACTGTTTGGAATAATTAGTTTCTTTTTAATTCCAAAAGATGAACGGGAAAATATATAAAGAACTTCCTCCGGTTGCATATATGCTTTGACAAAAGTGTCGATAACTTTTGTATCTCCCGGTTCAATTGAAAAATCGTAAGGAGCAAAGAAATCATATCCTGCACTTCCTGATGTGCTCCTTTTGGGCAAGGGAATTTTATTCTTCTCGACACCAAAACGATCTTCCATGCCTGCTATGGGCATAAATCCGCGTTTCATTGTTTAACCTCTACTTTCATATCAAAACTAATGCCATCAATAAGATTGATTGCCTCATTGACGGTCTGAATTTCAGTATCATTCCGGCAATGAAATGTAACAATGATATCTGTTTTCTTCTGTACACCTTCTTTCTCATCAATTGTTGGTACTTCTTCTTCCTGATTAACTTCTTCTTTTGCAAGTCGTGCCCTTTCCTCTACTTCTTTTCTATTTCTTGCAAATGCTTCTATTCTCGCTTTAATTTCCGACACACTGGCATCTATAATTTCAGTATCACTCAGCACATCATCAGCATTTATCGGACTTGCCAGATTATATTTGATATTCGCCTTTTCAATGCATAAGTCCCTGATTTCTTTGCGGCTATCGATAAGTTCAGCCTTTGCCGAATCTGCTGCCTGAAATTCTTTCTGGGACGCTATCAGATGGTCGATAGAAACGCATGTTTCCGACCATTTAGCCGTTTTGTTCAACCATTTTTCATCAATATCTAACTGCCAGTATTTCTCTAATAACCCGACTGCTGTCGCCTTTGCGGCATATTCTCTTGAAATCTGTGCGATCAGCTTGTCACGGCGGACAGTTTCATATTTATCAAGCTGTTCTTTGAGTGGTGCTTCCACGGCATTAACAACCTTGAGCAGTTCCTTGCATTGTTCGTCAAAAACATTTACAGGCTTTCTTAATTCGGATTTTCCTCGTATTTGGAATTTTTGAATAGCCGTCCTGATAGATGTAATTTCCCGCTTTGCCTTTTCCATATCCTTGAGATTTTCATCTGTAACTACAAGTCCGGCATATTTTTCCGTGGCGGATATTAAGTATTCTTTGACCTCTTCATGATTCCATTGGAAGTTGAATTCCTGTTTTTCAATCTTTGGCATGACCGGCTGTATAGCCGGAAGTGTTGTTATTTCTTCCATATTGTTCTCCTATTTATCGTTTCCATCTCTTTTGGCGTTCTTCCGCTCTCTTTTGTTCTTTGCGGTTATGATCTTCAAGACGCCTGAGCATTTGTTCAAAATTCTTACCTTCCCGCCGTTCTTCATATGGTTTAAAATCACAATCACGGTGGCATGGCTTGAATGTATTCCCTTTCTTCACCCACATTTCCTGTCCATCTTTAATTGGACGGCCGCAGAATACACATCTCATAATTCCATGCCCTCTTTTATCCGTTCAAAAAAACATTTTCTCATTGCATAAATGACCATTTTCCGGATTTCAGGATCACGGTTTGCCATAATTTTGATAAGTGATTCAGGACACCCATTACGATATAAGCTGTCAATAATTGCTGCTGCCGCAATGGAAATAAATTTATCATCAACACCTTTCCCTGAAATTACAAATTTTTTCAATCCGTCATCTGCCTGCACTTTTATCTTGTACATTTTTAACCGCCTTTACTTTAATAACAATTTCTTTCCCGGGTTGAATTTGTCCGGGTTTGGAAATGTGGTTCTCCTTCGTTGTTCTCCATACAAGTTCTTGTAGATTTTCCCGCCCGCCGGAAACACGATTACATATGTCCCAAATAGTATCCCCTGCTGAAACAGTTTCTCTGTATTCAATCATTGGGGGTTCCGGCTCTACCGCATACCCGGCCGCAGTTGCCACTGTTGCAAGAATAACTGTACCTGCAAGCATGTTGTTCATACCCCACCTGCCATTTCTGATAAATCTTGGCCATCACATTTGTTCAGGAACTCATTAAAAGCAATCTTTCGCACACGCCGTGAAGAATTTACTTTGATAACAGGTAATACTCCTGAATTAATGAGTTTTGAAACAACCCGGGAAGAAGTCTTCAGCCGCATCCTTACCTCTTCTAATGACAGAAGCCTATCTGTGTCATCTAATATCATTTCTTTTTTCATGTGTCGCAACCTCTTTTTGCTTTCTTTACTACCAATTCGAGACCTAACGTCTTCAAAATGGATAAAATGGTATCTAACTTAGGGTTATGCATTCCAAGTTCCAGTTTTGAGATCATTTCTCTTGATACTCCGCATTCTTTCGCCAGTTTGTACTGTGATAAACCTCTCTTTTTCCTTTCATTTTTCACAATTTCTACAAGATCTCGTATTTCCACACTATCACCGCTCCTTTATATTGCGTAAAAGATTTGACGTAAAATATTGGCTTATGTATAATGTCCGAGGGATGTCTATACACGAGTTACATAGTGTAAATTTCCATTCATCCCGTCGGAAAGGAGTTGGTTCTATTGTTAGGCCAATTTTTGACCGACGCCTGTGCCCTTTTGCGTTAATACTTGCCACGGCGCAATGTGGCGGCAACCCTCGGCTGCCTAAGTGAAACGAGTCTCTAAGAAACATAGCTTAGCAAACTATGTGTTCGGCTCAATTGGAAAAAGATATCCCGGGTGTTCTTTGGAAGAAAGAGTCGGACTGCAAAGTTAGGGCAAATGCATGAGCAAAGAACAGAGTGCTAAACTGTTCTTTGGTTAAAGGGACGTGTTCGCTCACGTCTCTTTTTCATTGCGCTTATCTGACGATCTCACTCCCTCACCTCGCTTTCTTTGCCGTGTCGCAACCGCTTAGCCTTGCTCTATAAACTTGTTAATGAAATACTGCTGCCCTTTTCCTGTGACAAGCGTTGTTCTTACAAGTCGTACAGATCCGTCAGGATTATCAACCGCCCGCTCTCTTATCTTGAATAAGTTGAGTTCACGTGATTTCTGTGTAGGCATATTTCTATCCCTGCCGGACTTGATTAGATATCCATGTCCACGTAACCAGTCAAATAGTCTCTTCTGCCCTATTCCAATGCCGTTTTGGTGTAGAATCTTAGCAAGTGCGCCTATCAGAATGACATCTTCTGAAACAGATACCGCATCAGCAAATAATACCTTTGGACGTTGTTTTTCTTGTATATCTTCCAGTTCCCGAATGCGCATGTTACGGTTATCAATGGTTTTTTGTGCTACTATTAGTGCTTTTGCCATGATTTCAGAATCAGACATGCTCTCTGCTCCGGAAATATATCCGCCGGTCTTTCTGATGGCAGGGATAACCTCATCAGCAAGTACAGCTTGGAATCTCTGAGCTGTTTCATTACTTGCCTTAAATCCCAAGCGGTACACCATGTTTTCCGGTAAGAAATCATTTTTCGCCACATCTGGCGAAAATCCGAATTCATGAAGATAAGCATTTACTCTTCGCCATTTGACGTATTCTATCCCGCCTTTTTCTTCAACAAACCCGAATCCCCGTGCTATATCCTCTGCGTTTAAATATGCAGTTCCTGTTGTTGGATCTAAGTAACCGCGAACATTATTGATTGCTATTAAGTTATTCATACTTTCACCTCCTAACCATTTTTACTTGTGTAAAACATAGGTAAATAGACATCCTGAAAGCGGGTGCTTAATATGGCCCAGTTTTTGCTTTCGCCCGGTTCCTATCGTAAATAGCTTTATATTTACGGCTGATGCCTAAGGGCAAATGTTTTATCGGCTGTCCGAGCAGCCCTAAGTAATGCGGAATGCCACAGAAATTATTGCTGATAACAATAATGAATAGAGTGAATGTTCGTAATACGTGTTTATCTGTATCAACATAAGACACGGTTTATTACAAGCGAGACTATTGTGTTTTGCCTCGAGGGATAGTCTTGCTGACATTCATGATTGACTGCAACATTCTATAGGTGAAAAATTCGGACAAAAGACTTCTGTATTATCAGTGCAGAAGTTTTTTTGTTTCTATTTCTGAACCCTTTCATTTCTCTCACCTCACTTTCTTTTCGTCTTTGACTATCCATTCACTACCTTTTATAATCTGAATAAAATCAGTATTAATCAGGTTTATGAAAGGAGATTTTTCAATGGAAAATCCTATTATTAATGCCAAGCCACATAAAGTAATTGATTCTACCGTCAAAGCACTGCCTCAAACTGTCAAAACCATTGATACTGCTCTTAGTGGGGTTATAAAAATCCTTGGCTACCCTACTTCATTTTTGGGCGAATACGCTAACTATTCACTTCAAAAGGTAAAAAACGAATTGAGCATAAAATTGAACGGGAAAGATAATATTGTTCAACCACCAATTTATTTAGCTGCCCCCTTATTGCAGAAGTGCCAATTCACCGCTGATTCCAAACACCTTCACTCGCTATTCGCAAATCTATTAGCAACCGCAATGACAGAAGATATGCAAGAGTTAGCTCACCCCGCCTTTATAGAAATCATCAGCCAATTAAGCCCTGAAGAGGCTAAAATATTGTTCGATTTCCCTGATTCACTCCCGATGTGTGCAATCCGGGTTCAAAAGAATAATAGAATTCAGCATGTATCAAACAACAGATTTCGCTTAACACATCCATTAGGTGATCAATTCTCTCTTTCTAAAAAAGGTGTAGACTACATAACACACATCATTTTGTATAAAGGGATAGAGGTGTATACAGAACACGACCTTCGAAAAATAGGAAGCATTACAGATAACTTTGCAAGATTAGGCTTAATTTCCCTACATGAAGAGTCTTACTTGGTGGAACCCGATTACTATTCGCACATACTTGCTGTGGTAAAACCATTCTTACAGACCATTACATGTCCGCCCGAGAACGAAGCGGTCATTTTGCCACAAATGGCAACAATAACTGACTTCGGGAAACAATTTCTTAAAGCTTGTGTTTTGTAAATTCATCTTTAAGCCGTGCAATCTCCCCATATAAAAGGATTTCTGTATGCGATGCTATTCCTGGCATAAAACTTTGATTATCGCGCAGTATCGCTTTAATACAAATGAGGATTAACCTGACAAGGATCTCTATTTGAACCTCTTGACTTCTGCCAGACACCAGATTGTTGACTATTGTTTGAATTTCCTCAAACGATAGTTTCTTTATATTACTCATTTCTCTCACCTCTCTTTCTTTTGCTTAAGTTGCCGAGTCAGTCATTCGGGAAGGTCTCAAAACATTCACCTGATTCTCTTTTGATATCTTTAAAAACTGTTTCCAATTGCATTGTGTCCTTGACTGCGAAATCCTTTCCCTTTTCGCTCAAGTTGAGGACACTTTCTTGTTGGATAGTTTTAAAAAACTTTTCTACCTCTCTGGACAGTACTGTCCATTCCTGATAACTTAGACCGTTAATTAATTCAAAGAACTGTTTTACTTTCTCTTCTGTCATGTCTTATCACCTCGCTTTCCGTTTCCGTGGTAGGTTGTTACAATTCTCTTTCTGCTCACCCTGTTATAATGTTGGCAGAGAGGAGGTGAATATTATGAATGCAAATATCAAAATATCCGGTATTGATCAAGCTATCCCCATCCACAACCTTAAGGAAGTTAGATCCACAAAAGGTTCCATTACCGACTTTACTAACTTATTTATAAAAAGTTCTGATTATTATATCTTCATTGGTGATGAAACCTTGAGTGCCTCCGGACAGCAAATCGAATTTGTCTATCTACATCATTAATTGTCGCGATATACAGAAAGAGTGCAGTGGCAGCTGTACTCTTTTTGTATATCCGCAGCCAGCCTTACCAATTCCCTGATTTCGTCATTGGTATCGACAGCTACTTCTATACGAACTTCCAAATTTCCCATTCCCCTCACCTCGCTTTTTGATTAAGATTACGTACTCATCTATAATTGATTTACAGAAAGGACGTGATTTATATGGACTCAATTCTATCCATGTTAAACGCTTTATCTTCTAATGGATTGTTTATCGCTTTCATTTCTGCATGGTTTACCATTCAAATGCACTCTATTGTTTCTGCATATAAAGAGTTCATAAGAAATACCCAACTTCGAATTATCTTGTCCAGAGAATGTATCTTCCAGATTGAACAAAATCGGATTTGGATGCGGACTTTAACCGCAGATTCCCTTTCTATCTCTCAAGTACTCCCCCAGATAAGACATATCGAGCTAAGAAAACTCCCAAATTACACCTCTCTCGACGAATTAATGATTCAGACTATAACCCACTATGAGAATAGCTTGACCTTGACTTTGGCGATTATTGTTAAAAGCCGCTCTCGTAAAATAAAGAATGTAAACATTGATGAATTTGAGGCGTCTACTGCTGATTCCGTTGAATCCTTGAATATACTTATTGATGTTTATCAAAGATCATTGAATAACCCAAGAGAAAGCTTTTTGAAACAATTTATGAAACCAGATAAAGAACAAGCCATGATACAAAAAGACTTAAAAGCACTGGCTCTGGATTTGCGAAGAGGATCCACAAAACAATCCCGCATAGATAAATAAATTCAAACATATATCCCCTCACTTCTCTTTTCCTCCTGATAATAATTTCAAGGGCACGCTATGCATTGGGAAAGTGTTTTCGGAATAACGCCAGATACCGGCGGCTTTAGAACACGAACCGTTACAATCAATCCAGTCACCTCTTCAATGAGATGTTCAACTGTACCGGCATATGATTCAGCCGAAAATTCATTGAAAAACAACATGCTATCCATGATATTGCGTGATAGGCTTCCACTTAAGTCTGTGATGTAATATTTTTGTTTATTCATATCGACTTGTAATACGTAAATCGTTATCTTCACCCCACTTTCTTCAAAAATTCATTCCTAAGTACATCGTTTGAATTTCCAAAAACGATAGTTTTTTTATCTTTTTCATTTTCTCACCTCACTTTCTTTGTAGATTTAAATTCTACATTTTGGGTAAAAAAAATAGATGTTATATCTTCTTGAGTTAATCTCAATATCTTACTAATATTATATACCTCAGATACTTTAAACTCGACTTTTCCTTTCAGTTTATTATAAAGTGCTTGTGATGTTATTCCTAATTCTTTAGCAATATATTCTTTTTTTACTCCTGATTGAATGATTGATTGGTTTAATTTCTTTAAATTCACCATATTTATCCCCCTTCCTTTTTGTTGAATATTAATCTACACAAATATTATCACTTCCTTCTTAGAAAGTCAACATTATTTTTGCTATTTATAAAATTTTGTTGATTGTCGTTCCTCTTTTTGATACACTATTTCAAGAGGTGATAAATTATGGATAAAACTGCAAACGAAAAATTTCTTTCTGACCTCGGGTTAAGAATTTTAGAACGAAGAAAAGAAATAAATATGTCACAGGACGAATTAGCCAGAATATTGGGTTATAAATCCAGATCTTCTATAAACAAAATTGAAAAAGGAAGGAATGATATTCCTCAATCAAAATTAGAAAAAATTGCAATAGCCCTCTCTACAACTCAAGCTCATTTAATGGGATTTAACGATAGAAACGCCATAAAATTTTCATCTTATATATATATTCCCGAAAGTATTTCTGCGGGCGCACTGGAAAATATAAATGCCATAAATGATCTGCCACAAATAGATATGCCTGACGCTATATTAGGAAAATATGCCCATGATAAGGATATCGTTTTTATGACGGTCAATGGTGAAAGTATGAACCGTGTTATTTCCAATCATTCTGTTATTGCTGTCAAAACAAATGTAGATAGAAATTCACTTTCAAATGGAGATATTGTTATTGCATCTAATAATGGCGGATATACTGTGAAACGTTTTATCAATGATGAAAGAAATCAGCGGATTATCCTCCGTCCGGACTCTACTGATGAAAGTTTCAGTGATATTATTATCCCCTATGATATTGCTGATGACTTACGAATATTTGGCAAAGTCGTTGTTTATTCTGTAATTCTTTAAGAGGTGTTAGAAATGGACTTTAAAGATCCTAAAAACAAAGTGTACTTACAAAAAGCCATTTCATCTCTGTCAGAAGACTATTCCAATATGTTAATCTCAATGACAAATCATGATGATTCTAATTACAAAAAGGCTGCGCTTCTTTATTACTGGTTACGAGATTATAGAAACTATGTCAAAAATGAATCAAAATTCAATTCCATTTTTACTCCGCCCTTCCGACGTGGAAATATAGTAAATATTAATTTTGGCTTTAATTTGGGGAGCGAACTGGGTGGATTGCACTATGCAATAGTTATTTCTGACAGTAAGCCTTCAAATCCCATGCTGATAGTTGCCCCCATGACTTCACTTAAACCACGCCATCAGTTGAATAGTTGCGAGATATTTATAGATAACCAACTGTTTTTACAATTGAAAGGGAAACAAGATGCCCTTGTACAAACATTAAAACATCAGCGCGCAACTTTTATTGATAAAGAGATAAATAGTACCGTAGATGACATTGTCTCCAAATTAGATCAACTCCAAAAAATAAAACGGCAAATTCAAAAATTAAAAAATGGAAGTATAATCAATATCAGTCAAATCCGTGCAATAAGTAAAATGCGGGTGATTGACCCGAAAAGCTCCATTGATGTATTTTATAACGTTTCAGTTTCATCTGACGTATTAAATAAAATAGACAATAAAATAAAACAGTTTTTTACGAATCCAAACAAACGCTAATATTTGACAAGAATCTTACCCTCTGATACAATGTGGTCACAACTTGAGGAGTACTCCTCAACTAAATTATGGACTTTGCGGCATGCCCGCACTACCGTAGAAAGACCTCGTATCATTTGGGTGCGAGGTCTTTCACGTTTCACTTTACTTAATCAAAGTGGCGATAAACTTACAAAAGACGAATCCCACTGTTTGAATTTGAAGATGATTGACGAATTAGGATCCTACATGGGGACAATTTGTCCCAATGTATTAATAAGTTATAGAAACTATTAGTGGTTTAAATTTTGGAGGTAATGCTATGAAAATGCCATGGAAAATCACGTCAGCTATTATTTTGAGTACAATGCTGTTATGTAGTACGGCAGATGCTGTCATTTCTTCATCAAGGCCGCAGGTACCAAAAGATTTTGAAAATGTAACTGCTACAACTTACCACGAGTATTGGAAAAATGGTGAAGAATTTAAATCAAATGGAAATCAGGAAAACCCGGATTTATTTGGGCGGCAATGGCGGAAAGCCTCTACCAACTCCATTTCATTGGTCACACCACGGACGATAGTTGGGTACATTGCCTTTTCAAATAAGCAGAGGCTGATTGATGTACCTGCTAATTTTGAACAAATTATGGAAAAGCATAATGATTTGCTTTATGTTGCGACATGGACAAGTTTCCAAAGAATGGGAATGTTTGGCGAAGGTGGAATTAATCCGCAGTTGCCCACGCAAAGACTCATAATAGAAAAAGATGGTGTATTAATTCGCCCGCAGGTCATGCCACCGGAAATTGAAGCGCTTATGCCCCATAGCTTCGGGCTTGTATATTATGCCTTCCCCCGTAGTGTCATACTCAATGCCCCATACACCATTAAATGGGTTACAGGCTATGGCGATATTTTAAAAATGGATGTTCCACAAGAACTCATTGACAGCCTGATTGACGATGAATATCATTTTTACAACTCTAACAAAGGTTTAGTAAAGATCCCTTTGAATAAATCTTCTGAATAATAATTAAAAGCCCCTGCCGTGCAGGAACACGACAAGGGCAAGAGCTGATTGGTTGCGACACCATGAACAACTCTGTTCATATTTTACCACATCAGCTCCTTTTCTAACAGGAAGGAGTTAATAAAAATGGCTAATTTTAGAATGCGTAACGGTCGTTGGTATTACACCATTGACGAGCGTACAAATGACGGGAGGCGGATAAGGCATGAACACTTTGGCGGTTTAACAAAATCGGAATGTGCAAAAGCATACAGAAAGGCAATGATTGAGATTGATCAGACAGGAAAATTCTTTGAGCTATCCGGCATGAACCTTGGTGAATTTTTACAGGAATGGTTTCGAAAAGAAATAGAAAAGAATTTACGTCAAAATACGCAAGATGTATATTCTGCACTTATCAAAAACCATATTTCATATGACCTTGGAACCATAAAATTGAAGGAAATCACCACCCCACTTCTTCAGGACTATCTATCAAAACTAAAAGATGATGGATATGCCAAATCAACCGTCAAATCCATTCACATAATCCTGAAAAGCTCTTTGCGCTGGGCAGTCGCAAACAGACGGTATCTTCTTTTTAATCCGATGGATAATGTGAAAGTTCCCCGTTATGATGTTGCCCCATCATCCCCCGGTATTTTCACAAGTGAAGAAATAGAAGCTATTTTTGAGAAATATCCCGCCGGAAATAAACTGTTTATCCCTCTCAGGATTGCATACCAAACCGGACTAAGAAGAGGTGAAATTCTTTCTTTGCGATGGCCATTGATAGACCTGCAGAGGAAGATCATTCACGTAACAGGAACTCTTTATGATAAAACAGGATTTTTCGTACAGAATAATCCTAAGACATCAAGTTCTATTCGGGATGTTCCGTTTGGGCAATCATTATTTCTTGATTTAAAAAAGCAACAAATAGAACAAAAAAAGAACCGACTCAAATATGGTCAGTTCTACTATTATGATTCTGATTTTGTTTGCACTAATGAAAACGGAAAACCACTAACATCAAATGCATTGCGAGGCTTTGAGCAATTCTGTAAAAAAGCATTTGGTCATGGATCTATGCACACATTCCGCCATACCCACGCAACAATGCTTCTTGAAAATGGCATTGACCTTGACTATGTATCAAAACGGCTTGGTCACTCATCAATAACCACCACCGCCGACATTTACATTTCAATGACAGATAAGCGGGATAAAGCCGCAGTGGAGCTGATAGACAAAGTTCTATGATTTCCGCCATAATCACAGACGGGCGGAAACTGGGCGGTAAAAAACACTGAAAACCTCGATAAAT